TAGATGTTTTAGTTTCATTAATGGTCTCTGAATAAGCACCTCTTACATCTAAATTGTAATTACCACCAATCTTCATATTGTAATCGCCAGCTACATTGGTATTTAACTTACCATCTTTGAGTACCACATTCATATCGCCTTTATCTATTTGTATATTGATATTGGCGTTTGGACCTACTTGTATATCATAGTGGTTGTCCTTTGTACCACTCTTATTAATGTATATCTTATGCCTGCCGCCTATTGTCAAGTCAGCATTGCCTTCTATAACGGCTTGCCTTTTGCCTGATACTATGTTATAATGGTCGCCTTTAACTATATTAACCTGGTTACCACTTGCGTCTATCTCCTGTGATGTACCTGTACGGTGACTGGTAAACAGTCTTTCATGGTTAAGTGTATCGTCTATCTCTATGATATGACCACTCTCACTCTCAAATACATGGTTATATGGATAAACGGCCTGATAAGGTATATCTGGCTGACTCCATGTGTCACTATCTGACGCACTTATAGATGTACTGATATGTTCTTCTACTGGCACCTCATCAAAGTCGGCTGTTGGTACGCCAGTCTTTTTTGTTAATTTACGCAATTCTAAACCTAAATGTGGGTTTGCACTATCATTGGTAGCCAAACGATTAGTATCCACCTCATTCTTATAACGAGGGTATATACCGTTAGGGTCATAGAAACCTTTATTTACATCTGCCAATTCAGACGGCTTGCCTGGTAAACTTCCGATTACCATAGGCTCTTGCATGGCATAACCATCTCTAAAGTAACCAAACACCCATGTGCCTTCAACAATAAAACCAGGAGAAGAACCTAAACCAGATATACCACTAGAAGTAATAGGGTGAATCAATTGCGACCATGGTAAGTCGCTTGTAGGTAAATCATCTTTGTTATCTGTATGAATACCCACACAACGCACTCGCAAACGGCCAAGTTTCTGTGGGTCTTGCCTGTCTTCAACTACGCCGTTGAACCATATAAAGTTATTTTTACCTAAAAAATTATTGTCGTACATTGTTTTTTTACCGATATTTGTCTGCTTTTAATACGCTTGCTATACGCATTTATTTACCATTTCTATTTTGTTTACGCACACCTTGTAAATACTTTGGTGTATAGTCTTTACTCTGCGTCCACTTACTTGCTAACTTGCGTCCATACCTTTTACTGTATGAAATCAATGACTTAATTTTGCGCCAGAAGCTCGTTTGAGGTTCTTTCTGACCACTTGAAGACAATCTGGCCACCTCTGACCTACTCAAAAAGGTGTAACCTTTCAGTTTCTTCCTATGTGTTTTCTGAGCGTTTTTACTGTTTTCTCGTTCAGATAACCATATATAGCATTGTCCTAACATATCCGCCTCTACATGTCCTGTTGTAATTGGTCTTACATAATCTACTTGTTGTTGTTTTTTTCTCATATTCCTCATTCTATGGCCAGCTAACCCTTTAGGCGCCGGATTCTCTTAAATTATGAAAGTATTTCACTAGCCCTCTGTATTTTATATATATCGCCGTCCACCGTATTGCCTTTACCTATCTGATTTAATGCGTCTTCCTCTGTCGGATATGGCGTGGAAACAGCGTCCTTGAAACATTTAAGTATCATTTCATGTCTTTGTGATTCTACATTGACCATGTGTTTAATTGCCATTATTACATATCTACCACTTGTATATGGATTCATTTCTACTGTATCGCCTGGTCGTTGTACCGGTGATGAAAATGTTATTATATCTCCTGCATTTAGTATTGTGTTACCATATACTAATAGACTTAAATTCATATTACGCATTGCCTGTTTTTGGTGCGTCATCATAGGTAATAACTCACTTGACGGTGTAAATTCATAGTCATTATGTACTTTACTTGTCTCTGTCACCACCATTGTTTTAGCTTCTGATAATTCTGTTAATGATTTATTTGTGTCTGCAAACTTAACGCCTTTACCTTTTCCGTCTTGTGGGTATAATAGACCTGCGTCTTCAAATATACTACCTGCCATCTCTGTATGTGCCTGATTTGGTCCTATTTCATTGTAATCATATGTTGTAGTCTTAATTGTTTTATTAAATGCGTCATGTGTAGTCACTTTATTTGCATAGAAACCATTTTGTATATTGTCTAGTGTATCAACAGGTTTGTCAAACTCATATTTAATTACTGTTGATAATCTTCTTTCTAAATCTTTTATCTCTGGTCGTTTTTGGTCTTCCGTGATAGAGGTAATCATTGACATAAACTTCCACTTTGGTTGTGTCTCTGTCAATTGGCCGTCTATTCCCATCATTGACTCTAAACTTCTAAAGTGAAACGCCTCACTTGTCTCAAAGAATTTATATCCTGCGTTTAATCTAAACTTCTTACTCTTTGCCTGACTACACAAGAAATTAATGGCCTGATATGGTTTTAAATTTGGTATTACATACTTGGCATTGGTAGATGTTGGTTCAAAGTAAAATGGTTTTTTAGATTTTAATTTGTTTCTTACTATATCTAATACTGCGTCCTCTACAGGACCTGCATATGCTCTGGATATTCTTGTTGTATTATTATGATACATTTCAGGCGAACAAAAGAATATTTGATACAGTTGTGCTCTTTCATTTTGTGGGTCTTTTCTTACCTTATCAATCTTATATATCTGTAACGGTACACCTGTGTCTTCGCTGTAGTCGTAGCCTGATGTGCCTGGTGAATTAAATTTTAGTGATAGTCTTTCAAGACCAATGATTGGTAATATACTTCTTATATCCTGCATATCATATACGATAGCAGAACCTACTATATTGTTAAGTAAGATATCTTCAGCAATCTCAAAGTTATATAATATACCTCTGATATCTATTCTTCTTGGCAGTGAGTCATCTGCAAATCTATATGAAATAATATCTAGTTCAGTTAAATTATACTGACCTACTTTATCAAATACATCTCTATCGGTTTGTGCCATATCATTACTGCGCTATGAGTCTTCTAAACTCATCTATAAAATTATTAAGGTAGTTAGGTTGTAACAATTTAATTTGCCTCTTCTTATCTTGTAATCTTCTTTCGTACTCTACATTTGATACTGATTGAGCACCATCTGTAGTAGCATTAACTTCTACTTTGTGTGAGAAATCTCCTGGACCATCAGCTTTTAATGTACCACTTGATTGTGTTTTCTCATAGTGATGTATGCCGGCAGGATTATCGTATTTGTCTTTTACATATTGTTGAAAGTTATACTCATCTAACGGCCAATCATAATATCTATTGACAATATTATTCATTATACACACGACCCAAAAATACTCTTGGTCGCCATAAACTTTGTATGCAACTGTTTCAGGTGAATCACCCTCTGGTACATCAAATCTATCAAATAAGGCAACATTGTTTGCTATCTTACTTCTAACTTTGACATTTCGCCATATATCGGTAACTTCTTTAGTGTTACTATTAACACCTGTTAAGTTATACTTGACGATAGGAAATTGGTTAAAATATGGCATTATGCTCCTTGTATAATATCATCTTTAGTTAAAATTCTGTCTTCTATAAAGCTAACTGACAATCTTGTGTGTACTGGTTGACCATCATCAAAAAATCTTGGTTCACCGTCAGGTGCATAATCAACATCTACACTTTGACAATAACATGCTGATATTAAATTTAAATTAGAGTTTACTTCACCTCTATTCATATAACTAATTCTAAAATAGTTTGGTAATTCAAATATAGCACCTGCGTCACCTTTTTTACCAGGCGATGAATTATATTTAAATATAGTTATGATATCTTGTACTGCTTTTGCTTCTTTCATATTTCTAGGCCAAAAATCAAATGTATATGAGAAACTTCTAAAGTCTGGTGAATCATAAAACTGTTCATTTCTAGGATTTAAGGCATTACCACTTCTCTTTTGTAAAAATCTTACGGGGTCACCTGCACCTGCCATACTAACTAATTCACCTACTAATTTTTTACCTTGTCTGATTGCTATACCTGTAGCACCACTTAACGCTGCCTTAATTTGTTGAGATGACATACTTGTACCGCCACCACCTGCCGGTCCACCACCTTGACCACCTATTTTATCAATACTTCCTTTGATTGCTTCTAAATCACCTGCAACACCGGCTGTATCTCCCTCGTATGATTGAGAATAACTTGCCTTGATAGTATTTGGCATGTATATTGCAATAGCAGCTGTAGTAATTGATTTACTACTTGTTTCCCGCCCTGATCGGATGAGCACTCG